CGCTCCGCTGGTGTCGACATCCTCAGTCGAGGAGGTGCAGTGATGGCTGGGATTAGACCCCGCAAGCCCGCCCCGATCGGCGCCGTCTTCGGTGCGCTGACGGTTGTGGGAGACGGTGAGCCGTACGTGCGCCAGCGACCCGACCGCATCAGACCCACGACCGCCTCACGGTGGCGCGTGCGGTGCGAGTGCGGGACCGAGAAGGACGTGTTGCCCTCGCACCTCCGGCAGGGACGCTACGTCTCCTGTGGCTGCCAGACCGACCACAGCAGACCCGCCCGCTACTTCGGCTGCAAGTGGCCGACCGGCTGCGACCGCCCGCACAACTCCCGCGGGCTGTGCAAGAACCATTACACAAAGTTCCAGAAACGAGTCCGCGCTGGGGTCGCTGCCGACCTCCTGCTCGCGGACTCGATCCCACTCGACCGACGACGTTGGAGGACCAAGTGAACCGTTTCCCGAAAATAATGCTGGTCGCGTTGACGATCGTCGCCGTCATCGTCTTCGTCAACGTCGCCCTCGCACAGGAGCACAACCGCACCCAGCGCCAGGACTTCGTGGATTGCCTCGTCGCCGACCGTGGGTGGGACGTGTGCGATGCCGAGGTCAAGCAATGACTGCCAAGCACGCGTCCCCCGAGTGGAAGGCGACCACTCGCACCATCCGTGCGCAGGCCCGCCGTGCGCACCAGCAGGGCACCACCGTCGTGTGCTGGCGGTGCGGTCGGCCCTTGCCCGTGGACGCCGAGAACCGGCTGGTCTTCGACGTCGGACATCTGGACCCAAACGGAGGCGAGGGCATCGACAACGCCGCGCCCGAGCACCGCGCCAAAAGTGCCAACTGCATCGGCAACCGAGCACACGGCGGACGCATGGGCGCAGCCAAGACGAACGCCAGGCGCAGCGCCAAGTCCACCTTCCGTGCACCCGCGTGGGCCTAGATCCAGAAACGAAGGAGCGCACCATGTCCACCACCAGCCCCATCACCGAGCTGATCCGCACAGCGCTGAATGATCTCCAGCCACGGCTGGCCATCCACCGTACGAACATCGAGCGGCTGACCACCGAGCTGGCCGAGGAGAACCGCCAGCACGCTGCACTCCTGGAACAGGACGCCGCGTACCGCGCAGCCCTGCCCGACGAGGACGACGAAGAACTGCCGGACTTCGACCAGCTCATTGAGAACGGCGACGTCTGACCCAATCGGTTAGCGCGAACGCGCGTTTTTTTCTCGCGCAGCACTCGGCCCCCCGCCTTCGGCTCAACACGCGCCCCTTCCCCCGAGATCGAGATCAGGAAACGAACCATGACGCACCCAACGCTTGCGGACCTTCAGAACGAGGCAACGTGGCTGGAGCGGCGTGCCCTGATCCCGGCACCTCTGCACTCGACGGGCTTCGTCACGACCGAGGACAGCCGTCGAGAGTTCCTGGAGGGCGCCCGACTCCTCCGGCTCGATCAGCTCCACAACTTCGCGGGTGAGATCGTGGGGCCGACGCCGATCCAGCTCGCCATCGCCGACACGCTCGCCAACGGGCGGAAGATGAACGCGATCCTGGAGCCGCGCCGCACCACCAAGACCACCGCCATCCAGGCCGTCATGGTGGGCCGGTGCTCCCTGCGCCAGGACTACCTGGTGGGCTGGACCCTCGCGACGACGGGCGCGAAGGCTGGAGAGCGCTTCAAGAAGGACATCGCGGCGCCGATCATGCGCGTCTTCCCCGACAAGCGCACGCGCCCGATGCGGGTCGAGCTGTCGAAGGGATCGGAGGGTCTGGTGTGGCCGGGCACCGGGAGCTACTTCAACGTCTACGCGCCGAACGGGGACGGCTTCCGATCGAACGCCTTCGACGTGGCCTGGGTCGATGAGGCGGGCGAGGCGGAGCTGGCGCTGGGCGAAGACCTCACCGCAGCCATCCGCCCGACGCTGCACACGCGCGCCTCCGCCCAGTTCGTCATGTCCGGCACCGCTGGAGCCTTCCGCTCCGGCCAGCTCCTCTGGGACGGGCTGACCGACGGCACCGCCGCCGTTCTCCGCCACGGCGTGCCCGACGACATCGACCCCGACGAGCTGTCGAGCTGGGAGCCGGAGGAGGACCAGGAGACTGGCGAGGTCGGCAAGGGTCGCGTCCGTGAGCTGGTCGAGCTTGTCCACCCGGGCATTGGCTGGACCACTCCCCTGTCCGCGATCGAGGAGGACTGGAACACCCCGGCGATGCGGAAGAAGTTCCCCGCCGAGATCCTGTCCGTCTTCGCGCTGGAGGGTTCGAACACGGCTCTGATCTCGCAGCCGAAGTGGACCGGCTCCGCCCAGACGTTGGCGCAGGCGGGCACCGTCGCACCCAAGCCCTTCGCCCTCGCCGCCTTCGTGGATCGAGACATGTTGTACGCCTCCGTGGCAGCGGCGTGGAACGGCAAAGACGGCAAGATCCACGTGGCCCTCCTCCACCACCAGAAGGGCGTGACCGGCTTCGGGCAGAAGCTCCTGGCACTCTCCCGTAAGCACAAGCGCGCGATCACCTACGACTCCTGGAGCAACACCACCGAGGTGGAGCTGAAGGCCCTCCGCGAGTCCCGGCCCGCGCCGACCGAGCGGCCCATGACGTCCAAGTCCGTGGCCCGCGCAGCCGTCAACCTGGTGAACCTCATCAACCAGGACGGCATCCGCCACCACGACCAGGCCGAGCTGAACGGCGCCGTGGAGGTCGCAGTGAAGCGTGCCTTCAGCACCGGCACCGGCTGGGCGTTCGGCAAGCCGAAGGGCCAGGACGACGTGGACATCACCGGGCTGGAGGCCATCGCGATGGCCGTCTACGTGCTCGATCAGGAGAAGGAGCGCCGCCCCCTTACGGAGGCCATGGCCTTCGCCTGACCCCCTCACTGAACAGTCGACCGCTTCGGGTCGACATCTTCAGCATGGGGATCTTCAGCTTCCTGACTGGCGGGGTGCGACTGGCGACGTCGCAGCCGCCCATGCTGGCGTCTCCGTACTCCGGAGACCACCTGGCCCAGGCCATCGTCACCGACTTCTTCGGCCAGCTCCCCGCCGAGGCCGTCACCCGTGAGGTGGCGTCTCGCGTCCCCGAGCTGAAGCGCGCGCTGGTCGCGCACCAGGCTCTGGTGGCCCCGCTTCGTTTCGAGAAGTTCGTGGCGGGGTCCAGCGCCAAGGCCGAGATCCAGCCGTACTGGATCAGCTCGTGCGACTACCCCGGCATGTCCCGCCACATCGCCTACAAGCAGGCCATCGCCGAGTTGTTCTGGGAAGGCATCGCCGTTCTGGGCTGCCGCCTCGACACCGAGGGTCTGGTCTTCGACTGGATCGTCGTCCCCCGCTCGATGTGGTCCGTGAATTCGGAAACGAACGCCGTCGAGGTTCACGACGAGATCCCTGCCGTCTTCCGCCAGCGCATCGTGCTGGTGCCGCTGGGCGCGGGCGGCGTCATGGCCGACGGCATCGACTCGATCCGCCAGGCCCGAAAGATCGAGCAGGCTCGCCAGCTCCGCCTGGACAGCCCGCCCGCCGCCACCGAGCTGCACTCCACGGACCAGGCGTACGACAACATGACGCAGTCCGAGCAGCTCGCAGTCATCGAGAACTACAAGGCGGGCCGCAACCGCGCCAGCGTGTCGTTCACGCCGAGCTACATCGAGGTCAAGGAGCGCGGCACCACCGGCCAGCTCGACCTCTTCTCCGACGCTAAGACGGACGTCTCGCGAGACCTCGCCATGCATGCCAGCGTGCCCTCCAGCTTCGTGGAGTCCGGCGCGACTGGTGGCGGCGGGCAGATGTCCTACTCCAACCAGAACGACCGCCAGTCCGAGCTGTGGTTGTTCGGCTCCTCGCAGTTCGCCTACGCGCTCCTGGCTGGCCTCTCCGCCGACGAGGTGGTCGGTGCCGGTGCCGAGGTGCGCGCCGACACCTCCGCCTTCGCAGTACCCGCTCCCCTGTCGCTCGACCCAGAAGCCGGGGACACACCCGGCACGGAGGTAATCCAGCCATGACTGACACCCCGACCGAGGCCGGTCTGTTCTCGCGCGTTGCGGATACCCGCACCGTGCGTGGCCTCTTGCTCCCCTTCGGAGAGCTGAGCCGCCCCAACCTCTCGAAGACCGAGCCGGTGATGTTCTCGGCGTCGAGCGTCACGCTCCCCCGGGACCCCAGCGTCGTGACCCTGAATGACGAGCACGACCGCTTCAACCCGCTGGGCCGCGCCACCTCGCTGGAGGTCACCGACGCGGGCGTGGTCGCTGAGTTCACGATCGCCAACACCGACGAGGGAGACGCGTACCTCGCCTCCAGCACGAAGCGCAAGCTCAGCGCTGAGCTGGGGTCGCTCATGCGCAACGGCGCCAACGCGATCCGCTCCCGCCTGACCGGCGCCGCGGTCTGCACCGAAGGCGCCTTCGAGTCCGCTGCCCTCTTCTCGCTCGCTCCCGGCGTGACCGCCGAGTTCGCCGAGGAGGTGCCGTCCTCCGACGAGTACACCTCGCCCGAGTCCGCGCGCAGCTCCGAGTACGTCACCGAGTTCACCGACTCGGAGGGCGTCCGCTGGCGCCGCGTGGAGAAGTCCACCTCCGAGACCACCGTCACCCAGATCTCCGACTCCGCGCCCGCGGACGAGGACAACCCCGAGGACTCCGAGGAGGAGACCATGACCGCATCCGCCGCGGGCCAGACCCCCGCACCACTCGTGGCTCCCGAGCACGCCAAGAAGACCGGCGTGGACGTGGACCTCCACGCCGTCTTCTCGACCATGGCGTCCGTCAAGGGCGGCGTCCAGGTCGAGGACAACGAGAAGGCACTCTTCGCACTCGCCGACATCAAGACCGCGGGCACCGGCGCGCTCCCCATCGCGGGTGTTGTCCAGCCCGCCTGGGTCGGAAAGCTGTGGCAGGGAAAGGATTATGTCCGCAAGTTCCTGCCGCTGAACAACCACACCTTCGGTCCCATCGATCTGGGTGGCCGCGCTGGCTTCCGTCTCAACCAGGACACCGCGCTGGTCCAGAAGCGTGGCCAGGAGAAGACCGAGCTGCCCACCGGCTCCGCGTCGACCCTCCGCCGCGAGTCGACCCGCGACAGCTACGGCTACGCCGCCGACGTCGCCCAGGAGTGGCAGTACCTCTCCGGTGGCGCCGATGTGCTGGAGGCGTTCTGGAAGGGCGTCGCCAACAGCTACGCCAAGGTCACGGACGAGGCGGCACTGGCCACCATGTTCCGCGTCGCATCGCGTGACACGGGCGCTGCGCTCTCCCGTCGCGTCGCTCCGCAGTCGCTGCCCGCTGGCATCCCCGCCAACTCGCAGTACGCCGCGGGCATCGTCCAGCTCATCCAGGCGATCGAGGCCATCTCCGACGCGGACGACGACCCGGCCTGGGCCATCGTGAACCCCGTCCTGTGGCAGCAGCTCCTTTTCACGCCCCGCGACCTCCTGCCCGAGTTCGTCTCGCTGGGTGTCACCGCGGGCACCGGTGAGGGCAACGTCGAGAACGGCAAGGTGCAGATCCGCAAGGCTCCGCAGTCCGCGTTCATCGGCCTGTCCGCCACCGCGCCGCAGGTCATCGCCGGTTCGAAGAACGCCATCGAGTTCAAAGAACTGGGTTCCACGCCCATCCAGATCGACGCCCTCAACGTCGCCAAGTTCGGCGTGGACCGCGCCGTCGTTGGCTTCGTGGAGGAGTTCGTCGTGCGTCCCGAGGCGACCATCCTGGTCGGCACGGTCTGAGTCGCGAGGCGTACGAAATGGCCGAGTGGTACAGCATCGCCACGCCTTTCCAGGAAGAACGACTCCTGGAGGCGTGGTCCGACGCGCCCACTGAAAGCCCCGAGCTGTGCGAGTACATCCTCGCCACGGCCAAGGAGCAGGTCATTTCGTACGCCCCGTCGACCGCCGAAGGCATCGAGGGCCACTGGGCCGAGGACCCGCCCGGTTCGGGCGCGCTCTTGTGGGTACCCGCTACCGGCTTCCCCGGGGTCCCGATCGTTGGCCAGAACATCC